CAATCAAAAAATGCACGTGAAAGCCATAGAGGGTGTGGTATTTTGCAAAAAATAAAAAACTTTGTGAGGAGATAGGAGAAGATAGAGTAAAATGAAAGAAAATGAAAAGCTCACCATCGAGTATGTGGACATTGAAAGCATTAAACCATACAAAAATAATGCTAAGACACATCCGAGGGAGCAAATAGACCAGATCAAGAAGTCAATCGAAGAATTTGGCATGGACGATCCAATTGGAATCTGGAAAGATGAGATAGTAGAAGGACATGGCCGATTAATAGCATGCAAAGAGCTAGGAATGAAGCAAGTACCGATAATAAGACTAGACCATTTGACAGATGAGCAAAGAAAAGCATATACATTGGCACATAATAAGCTAACAATGAATAGTGACTTTGATTTGGATATTCTAAACCAGGAACTAATGTCCATAGATGGAATCGACATGTCAGAGTTCGGATTTGATGTAGGATTTGAAGAAAAGGAATACGAAATCATTGAAGATGAAGTACCAGAAGCCCCAAGCGAGCCAAAAAGTAAGCTAGGGGAAATATACCAACTAGGTGACCATCGATTAATGTGTGGCGATAGCACAAACATAAATGACGTAAACAAATTGATGGATGGAGCAGTAGCAGATTTGGTAGTTACGGATCCACCATATAACGTAGCAATAGAAAATAGCCAGGGAATGACAATACAGAACGACAACATGGGTTCAAGTCAATTTTTATCATTCCTAACTGAAGCATTTAATTGCTTAAACGAATCGCTAAAGTTTGGTGGTGCATTTTATGTGTGGTTCGCTTCAAGAGAACACATAAACTTTGAAACAGCACTAAATAATAACGGTTTACAAGTAAGGCAAGAATTAATATGGAATAAGAATGCATTAATACTAGGCCGAAGCGATTATCAATGGAAACATGAGCCATGTTTATACGGATGGAAAGAAGGAGCAAGTCATTACTTCGTAGATGACAGAAGCCAAACAACCGTAATAGAAGATAACAAACCAGACATAAAAAAGATGAAAAAAGAAGAGATGCAGAAACTACTAGAGGAAATATACAGCGATAAAGTAAGTTCAACAATAATAAACGAAGATAAGCCAGTAGTTAATGATTTACATCCAACAATGAAACCAATAAAACTAATAGCACGATTAGTAAACAACAGCTCACGTGCAGGAGAATTGGTTCTCGATTTGTTTGGAGGTTCAGGAAGTACGTTAATTACGTGTGAGCAGTTAAACAGAAAATGCTACATGATGGAGTACGATCCCGTTTATGTGGATGTAATAATAGAAAGATGGGAAAAGTTCACAGGAAGGAAAGCAGTAAAATTGGCATAAAAAAAGAATGCATTAGCATTCTTCGTCGTTGGATACTTCAATGTAGTCATTATCAAGTGATAAGTAACCATTATAACCAAAGCTGATAAATTTATTCATACGATAGGTACTGCAGCTAGTAGAAATACTATCAACACCAGCAGCATCCATATCGTCAACACATGCCTGAAGCTTTTCAATTAATGCTTCTAATTCACTTTTATTGACTTTCATTAGATAAGCTCCCTTTTTAATACGTAAGTGTATTTATTTAAGAATTCATCGAAGGTGTAGCCAGCATCATCGCAACCAGAGCCATCACCTTCAAATACCATGATTTTGGCTTCACCGTTAGTGTAGAAAGAAGCACATCCAACCCAACCATTTAGTTTGTTATGAGTTTCTAAATATAGCAATTCATCATCAGCAAGTAATTTTTTAATTTCTAATAAATTCATATTATAACCCCTCCCAAGGTTGTAATATTAATCACTCTAAATGGGAAAAATGTCAAGCATAAAGTGAAATAAAATGATTATAGTAGCAACAGACCAGGAATATGAGCTAGCAAAGAAAAGGTTCAAACATCACATCATAATAAAAACAGGTGTAGGTGGAATAAACGTAATAAGAAAGCTAAGAAGACTACCGAAGTGGATAAAAATAACAAACTTCGGATATGCAGGAAGTAACAACCTACCAGTAGGAACAGAAATAAAAGTTAGATGGTGTAAGTTATACCATCCAAACGTAGAATACGATGAAAAAACCTTCGTGTTAAGTGTACACGAAGGAATACCATGTTATACATCAAATGATTTTGTATTGGATACAAAAATAAACCAAACAAGTTTATTTGACATGGAATTAGCATACATCTTAGCTTTAGGATTTAAAAGAGTAGAAAGCATAAAGATAGTAAGTGATAATTTATCACTGAAGCAATATGAGGAGGAAATAAAATGATAGAAAAAGTAAACCCGAGCCATCCAGATAAGGTGGCAGATAGAATAGCAGGAGCTATAGTAGATTTGGCTTATAAATATCAAAAAGAGCCAAAGATAGCAGTAGAAGTATTAATAGGGCATGGAACATGCCATATAATAATCGAAAGTAGCATAAACTTTAATAGTGGTGATAGTTATGAAGCAGTTACTAAAGCAGTAAAAAGAATAGCAGGAGAAAGCATTCAAGTAGACATTAAGAGTGTATCCCAGGATGAACATTTATCAGAAAATCAAAGTCAGGAGATTAGATGTGGCGATAATGGAATATTCAAAGGCGTACCATTAACAGAAAACGAAAAAGAAATAAGCAAGATAGCACGCGAGATTTACAGGAAATACCCTACAGATGGAAAGTACATACTAACAGATCACGAATTAATAATCTGCCAAAGCAATGCAGATACAAAAGACCTAGAATCCTACGCATTATTAAAAAGACCATTCGTAGCAGTTAATCCATTAGGCGATTGGACAGGTGGCACAGACGTAGACACAGGAGCAACAAATAGAAAGTTAGGATCCGACATGGCACAAAGTGTGACAGGTGGAGGATTACACGGCAAAGATTTATCAAAAGCCGATGTGTCTGTGAACATTTATGCATTCAATAAAGCCCAGGAAACAGGAAAGACAGTAGAGCTATCCTGTGCAATTGGAGATACAACAATAGATGGAAAACCATATAGCGAAATAGTAGAAGAAGCCAGAGAGTACATAAATAGTATTGGTGGATTTGAAAAGTTTGCAGAGTGGGGATTATTCTAAAAGGAAGTGTAAAAAATGAAAATAGCACTAACAGATAACCAGAAGCTGCAATTACAAAAGCTAGGGTTTAAAGAAGAGGAAATGACTCCAGAACTTCTAGTCAACATAAAATTATACGAGCAAGCATTACACGGAAACGTTAGTGCAATAAACTCGATAAAGACAACCTTCACAAATGATGAAGAGGAAACTGAAGACATAGAAGATTTAACAAAAGAAGTAGAAAAAGAAGAGCAGAAATTAATCAAAACACTTGAAGGATTATCAAAAGAAGTTATAGCAGTTAATAAAGAATTAATTCATAATGTAGCATTCCAATCAGTTCAACTAAGACATTTATCAGATTACATAGCCGTACATGGAGTCAAAGAGAAATACAAGAACGGAAATAATCAATGGGGATGGAAAGACAGAACCGAAGTCAAAACGTACAATAACATGATGAAGAGTTATCAAAGCTGCATGAAGCAATTGAATGACCTGATGGCCACAAATTACGTAGGAAGCAGCAACTTTGAAGAGGATGACCTGAGTGATGACTAATGACTTACATAGAGGAATATTATAAATGGATATGCGATAATCCCAATAAAGTATGCAACAAGATAAAAAAACAATATGAGAAATTAGTAAATGATTTAAAGACACCGAAAACAGTGTCTTTTTTGAATAAAGCAACAGGGGAAACAGAAACCCATACATACGTATTCGATGAATACTTGGCACACAGGCCGATAAACTTTGCACAAAAGTATTGTAGACAAAGCAAAGGCCAATGGAATGGTAAACTACTAAAGCTCGAATTATTCCAAAAAGCCATGATAGAAGCTGCCTTCGGGTTTGTAGATCAAGAAACAAAACGAAGGAAATACAGAAAAGTAATATTCTTCGTAGCCAGAAAGAACGGGAAATCAGTTCTAGACTCAGCAATAGCAAATTACATGCTAACCAGAGATGGCGAAGGAGGAGCAGAGATTTACTCAGTAGCTACGAAGAAAGAGCAATCAAAGATAGTATGGGAAGAAGCCAAAAAGATGATAAAGAAGAGTCCAGCATTAAACATGCGAATAAGGTGTTTAATTGGTGGAATATACTACGATGCAACAGATAGTGTATTCAGAGCATTAGCAAGTGACTCAAACTCGTTAGATGGCTTAAATGCCCACCTGGTAATAGCTGATGAAGTACATGCCTGGAAAGATAAAAACTTGCTAGATGTAATGTACGACTCAATGAGTGCAAGACAACAGCCAATGTTACTAGAAACAAGTACCATGGGTACAGTAAGACAGAACGTATTTGATATCGAATACGAATATGCGAGCCAGGTAATAGATGGAACAGTAGAAGATGAATCATTACTGCCTATCATTTATGAATTGGATGATGAGAAAGAATGGGTAAACGAAGAATGTTGGTACAAAGCGAATCCAGCATTAGGAGTAATAAAATCACTGAAAGACTTAAGAGAAAAAGTCCAGAGAGCAAAAGCGAGTCCAATAGAATTGGTTAATTTACTTTGTAAGGACTTTAACATAAGACAGAACAGTGTAAATGCATGGTTATCATTTGAAGAATTAAACAACGAAGCAATATACAGCGAATGGAAAGATAGCTACTGCATAGGTGGTGCAGATTTATCAAGTACCACAGACCTTACATGTGCAACATTACTTGGAGTAGTAAGAGGAAAGATATTCGTAAAGCAAATGTATTGGATCCCAACCAATGCATTAGAAAAGAAAGTAATAGATGATAAGATACCATACGACAAATGGTACAAAAATGGGTATTTAAGATTAAGTGGCGATAGTAAAATCGACTACCACGATGTAACTTCGTGGTTTATAGAAGAAGTAGAGCAAAATGATTTAAGGCCTTTATGGATTGGATACGATAGCTGGAATGCACAATTCTGGTGTGATGAAATGACAAACTATGGATTTGATATGGTAGAAGTAAGGCAGGGATACAAAACAGAATCAGCCCCATTAAAACAAATGAAAGCTGACTTAATAGACAAAAAGATAAACTACAACAATAATCCAATAACCAAGTGGAACCTATCCAATGCAGCAGTAAAAGTGGATGACAATGAAAATATCATGTTATCCAAAGAGAAAGCAAGACAGAGAATAGATGGAGTAGCATCGTTAATGGATGCCTACGTCATTTATGTGAATAGACAACAAGAGTATCTTAACTATATAAGCGAGGAGGTAGTTTGATGGAAATTAGAAGTTTATTTAAAAGACTATTCAAAAGTGAAGCGAGCAACGAGCCATCAAAGGTGACATCGGTTAAATTCCTAGATGGTAGCGAGGCAAAGTTTACAACCTACAAAGGGGATTTAATTAACGATCCAGATGTAATGGCATGCATTGATGCAATAGCAAGAAACGGAGCAAAGATGCACCCGAAGCATATCAGAAACTACAATGGGCAGTTTGAAAACATAAGAGGTTATACTTATAAAATATTAGCAAAGAAGCCCAATGAGCTACAGAATGCCTACCAATTTTATTACCAGGTAATTACAAATCTAGAGTTATACAATGACTCGTTTATTTATGTTCAAAAAGACTTGAATAAAAACAGAGTCACAGGACTTTATCCGTTAGATTTTAGTGAAGGTAAATTATATGAATGCAACGACAAATTGTTTGTAAAGTTTAAATTTGGCACTTCAAAAGAAAGATACGTACCATATGATGACTGTATCCATTTAACAAGATTTACAAGTAAAGGTGGTGTATTTGGAGGCACAAACCTACCAATAGTAAAAACCATGTCAATGAAGCATGTTCTAGATGAAGGAATAATAAATGCAATAAAGACCACCTCATCAATAAAAGGTTTACTAAAATCCACAAAGGCATTACTTAAACCAGAAGACGTAAAAAAGATGAGGGATCAATTTGTAGAAGACTTTATAGAACATGCAGATAAAAGTGGCATTGGTGGATTAGATGCGACAACAGAATTTACACCTGTTAAAATCGAACCTACCACAGCCAACGAAACACAAATAAAAGAAATAAACGATAAAGTATTGTCATATTTTGGAGTTAATCTAAACATCCTACAAAGTAGCTACAGTGAGGATCAATGGAATGCATTCTACGAAAGTGTACTAGAGCCAATAGGATTACAGATGAGCTTAGAATTCACGAATAAGTTATTCAGTGAAACAGAGCTATCATTTGGAAATGAAATAATATTCGAAAGCAATAGATTACAATATGCAAGTAACAATACCAAGATTAATTTATTAAGGTATGCGAATAACATAATGACGTTGAATGAATTAAGAGAAGTATTCAACTTAGCACCAAGAGAAGATGGAGATGTAATATTAATAGACCAGAATCATAGTGTAATGAACGAAGGAGATGAGGGAAATGAAGGAAAAGGAAATTAGAAAGCTAGACATTCAATTTAGAGCAGAAGACACAGAAGAAGGCAAAATGGAAATAAAAGGATATGCTGCAGTTTTTGATAGCCCAGAAACATATGCATATACAGAACTAATAGCTAAAGGAGCATTCGATGAATCCGACATGAGTGATGTTGTATTACGTTACAACCACAATGACAGTTTCATGGTATTAGCAAGAACCAGGAATAAATCATTAGAATTGAAAACTGATGATAAAGGTTTATACATGACAGCCAGATTACAAGATGACATTACAGAACACAAAAACATATTCAATGCAATTAAAAGTGGCTTAATTGATAAGCAATCATTTGCATTTACAGTAGAAGAGGATAACTACGACTACGAAACAGATACAAGAACCATAACAAAGATAGGCAAAGTATTCGATGTGTCAGTAGTAGATCAACCATTCTACAATGCAACGGATGTATCAGTATCAAGAAACAAAAGTGATGAATTCCTAGAAAGAAGAGAGCAAATCCGAAAAGAAGAGGAAAGAAAGATAGAAGTAGCAAAAGCCAAAGAAGAGCTAAAAGCAAAGTTAGGTTAATACAACGATGGGAAAGCAGCTGGAGAGCTGTTTTTTTGTTGGTGGAGTCCAACTAAGTTGTTTGATAAATCCTGGAGAGGAATAATGGCAGTTATGCCTTAAATAGCAAAAAACAAAGGAGGTCTAACATGGAAGAGAAGACTAGAAAAGAAGAAATCGAAGCTCGTAAACTTGAAATTCGTGAAGCAGTAGATAATACAGAGGATCTAGAAGAAATCCAAAAATTAACCGAAGAGGTTGAAGTATTAAATGCCGAAGAAAAACAAATAGATGAGCAAGAAGCAAGAAAAGCCATAGCTGATGAATTAGATAAAAAAACTATGGTAGCCAAAGAAGTTGTTAAGGAGGAAAAAAGTATGGAAAACAACAAAGAAGAGTTAAGAAACTCACAAAAGTATATCGAAGCATTTGCAGAATACATTAAAACAAATGATGACAAAGAATTACGTGCATTAGTTACAACTGATGGATATGCAACAGGTAACAGTGCAACAGTAGAAGTACCAGATGTAGTATATGACATCGTAAAAACAGCATGGGAAAGAGAAGAATTAATCCAACATGTACGTACAATATCAGTAAAAGGAAACCTAAAAGTTCAATTTGAAGTAAGTGCTGATGGAGCAACAGTACATCAAGAAGGAAACGGATCAGTATCAGAAGAATCATTAGTTCTAGGTGTTGTAACACTTACACCAGTATCAATTAAGAAATGGATCTCAGTTAGTGATGAAGTTCTAGATTTAAGAGGCGAGGATTTCTTACGTTACATTTATGATGAATTAACATATAGAATCGCAAAGAAATGTGCTGATGAATTAGTAGATTTAATTTCTAAACTACCTCAATCATTAAGTGCTAATGATGCAGGTGTATACGATAAAGTATCAGCTAACAAGATTACAAAAGCCCCAGGAATTGGATTAATTGCAGAAGCAATTGCTAACTTAAGTGATGAAACAAGCGATATCACAATCGTTATGAATAAACTAACTTATGCAGCATTCAAAGAAGTACAATACGGAGCTAACTTCCCTATTGATCCATTTGAAGGATACAGAGTAGTATTCAATAACACATTACCAGCATACAGTGCAGCAAATACAAATGCAGTATATGCTATTGTAGGTGACTTCAATCATGGAGCATTAGCTAACTATCCAAGTGGCGAAGGAATCGAAATTAAATACGATAACACTACATTAATGACAAGTGACTTAGTAAGAATTCTAGGCCGTAAATACGTTGGAATTAATGCAGTAGCTGATAAAGCATTCTGTCTAATTGCAAAACCAGGCGTAAGTGCTTAATTAATATAGGAGGCGACTATGCAAGATACGGAAACATTACTAACTAAAATCAAAAAAATACAGGGCATTACACATAACGAATTTGATAACACAATAAACTTATGGATAAGTGCTGCAGAGATAGATTTAAAAAGTATTGGCATAGTCAATGCTTTAGTAGAGAATCCAGATAGTTTGGTAGAAACAGCAATAATTACATACGTGCTTAGTTTCTTAGATGTAGTGAATGCAGAATTATATGCTAATTCGTATGCATTACAGAAGGACACACTAAGACACATCGGTAGCTACATTACATCAAGTCAAGAGGTGTAATATGGAATACACAGAAATAATTTATTTGGTTGATAAAACACTAGAAGAGGATGACATCGGAAACGTTGTAACTTCCTCTTTTAGATTAACCAAAAGATATGCCAAAAGGCAAAGTGTAAGAACCAACGAATTCTACAGTGCAGTAGAATCAGGTCTAACCCCAAGTGTTGAATTTGTGATGAAAAGACTTGATTATGATGGCCAGAAAGAATTAAATTGGAACAACAAAAGATATGCAGTAATAAGAACCGTGGATCCAAAAAACAAGTTTGATATAGTGCTAGTATGCACAAGAAAAATTGGTGTCAAAGAGGTGCAAGTTAGTGCCTAAACATGGTGATTTTATGGACATAGCTGACATCCTGAATGATTATTCGAAAGAAATATACGATGAAATGCATGACGTGGCAGTACAAGTGGCCAAAGAAGGTGTAACCAGGTTAAAACAAACATCACCAAAGAAGACAGGTGATTATAGCAAAGGTTGGAGAGTGAAAGAATTCAAAGGAATGTTCTCATTTTCAAACGTAATACATAATGCAACCGATTGGAGATTAACACACCTACTAGAGAAACCACATGCCAAAAGGAATGGTGGAATCACAACCCCAAAGGTTCATATAAGACCAGTAGAGCAGGAATGTATAAACGAATACCAGAAGGATGTAGTTAACATCATTAAGAAGGGAGCATAATTATGCATAAAACAATATTTGATATTTTAAAGACACTAAATATACCAGTAGCATATGGACACTTTGAATCAGATAAAGAGGTGGAGCCACCTTTTATTGTATACCGAGAAACAAGCCCAATGACATTCAAAGCAGATGGTATAACATACTACAGACCATATGACTTTGAAATAGAAGTAGTAACCGAAAAGAAAGATGTAGCATTACAAAAAACTATCGAGGAATTATTAGATACAAGTAAAATACCATACGACATAGGTGAAGAAGTATGGGATGATGAAGAAAAGATTTATCATAATTATTATGAAATATAGGAGGTAAGATTATGGCAAATAAAGTAAGATTTGGATTAAGTGAAGTTCACATAGCTCCAATTACGTCAGTAAGTTCAGCAGGTGTTTATACATACGGCACGATTTTTACAATTCCAGGAGCTGTAAGTTTAACATTAGATCCAGAAGGCGACACGACTGATTTCTATGCAGATAATATTAAATATTTCACGACATCAGCAAATCAGGGATACACAGGATCACTTGAAATGGCTTTATTAAATGATGACTTTATAGAAAAGATTTTAAATGAAGCTAAAGATACAAACGGAGTTCACATTGAAGATGCTGACGTATCAACTAATGGATTTGCTTTAGGATTTCAAATTGATGGTGATGCAGCCAATAGAAGATTTTGGTATTACAATGTAACAGCAGCAAGACCAGGAAACTCATCAACTACAATTGAAACATCAAAAGAACCACAAACTGAAACAGTAGACATTACAGCAGCTCCAAGACTTGGAGATCATAGAGTAAGAGCAGTTATAGAAAAAACTGATGTTAATACAACTGCATATAATGGCTTCTTCAGTACAGTATACGAAAGCAACATATCTGCTTAAAAAACAATACTACTCAGTTTATGAGTAGTAAAAAGACTACTCAAAAGAGTAGTTTTTTTAGTATTCATAAAAAATAAGGAGAGTGATAAAATGGCCAACACAAACATAAAAGGTATTACTATCGAGATAGGTGGTAATACAAGTAAACTAGAAGATGCATTAAAAGGTGTTAATAAGACAATTTACTCAACTAATAGTGAATTAAAGTTATTAAATCAGGCATTAAAGTTCGATCCACATAACGTAGAATTATTGGCACAGAAGCAGGATGTATTACGAAAGAACATAGAAGCAACAACTCAAAAATTAAACACATTAAAAGAAGCCCAAAGACAAATGGGTGATTATAACTCCCTTACTGATGAACAAAAGGAAACATACAGAAAACTAGGTGTAGAAATAGCAAAGAGTGAAGCTGCACTTGGTAAGATGAATGAAGAGCTAAAGAACTCCAGCAAAATAGACTTAAGCAAATTAAAAGAAGGCCTAAAGAAAGTGGGAAATGTAGCTCTTGAAGTTAGCAAAGCAATGCTAAAAGTAACTGCAGCAATCGGTGGAGCATTAGCAGGACTTGTAACTGCAGGTGTTAAGTCATATGCAGAACTTGAAAAAGCACAAAAAGGTGCAGAAGCATTGTTCGGTGAATCATTTAATACGGTTAAACAAAATGCAGCAGTGGCATATAAGAGCTTAGGATTATCAGCCACAGAATACTACGATCAGGTTAATACCTATGCCGTAGGATTAAAGAATGCATTAAATGGAGATACAGAAGCAGCTGCAAGATTATCAAATAGCATTTTAAATGCCCAAGCCGACATCGTAGCTGCAACGGGTGCAGATCAACAAGCCGTACAAAATGCATTCTCAGCAGTAATGCGAGGGAACTACACAATGCTTGATAATTTGCGATTAGGCATTAAAGGTAGCAAAGAAGGAATGCAGGAAGTCATTGATAAAGTCAATGAATGGAATAAAGCTAACGGAAAAGCAACCAAGTATCAAATGGGTAACTATGCTGACATGCAACAAGCATTGGTAGATTACGTAGAAATGCAGGGTATAGCAGGAACAGCACAGGAAAGAATGGCAGGCACGATAAGTGGATCCATAACACAAATGAAGTCTGCATTTGATAACTTTCTAAATGGATCAGGAAGTCCAGCAGCATTAAGCGAAACGATATTAAATGTACTTAGAAACATAAGTACAGCAATACAACAACTAGCTCCAAACATTCTAGATGGAGTCGTAAATTTAGTAACAGAATTACTACCACAGGTAGTAAGCATATTATTTGATTTGCTACCAAAGCTATTAGATGCAGTAACAAAACTAATAGACAATTTATTGGAAACATTAAGAAATGATACAGATGGAATAGCAAATACAATAAGTACATTGATAGAAAAAATAGTAGAATTTATAACTGATAACCTACCAAAGATAATAGAAGCAGCAATATTAATTATAGAAGCATTGGTAAAAGGAATAACAAATTCCCTACCAACAATTATAAATTCAATGATTAATTTATTATTCACATTAATAGACACAATACTTGATAACCTTCCCGATTTCATATTAGCAGGAATTGACTTAATCATAGCATTGGCAGAAGGATTAATTGATGCAATTCCAAAAATTGTTGAGAAGATACCAATAATAATTGACAAGTTAGTAACAACCCTAACGAATCCAGAAATGATATTAAAAATGGTAAATGCATCAATTAGGTTGATGGTAGCATTAGCTAAAGGATTAATACAGGCAATACCAGAATTACTAAAGGTACCATTTACAATTATTAAGTCATTAGTTACATCATTAGGAAAAGTAATCGATGAAACTGATTGGGGAAAATTAGGTAGTAACATTATAAAAGGTATTTGTGATGGATTTGGTAAAATAGGAAGTTACATCAAAAAGAAAGTAACCGAAGTAAAAGATGAAATAACAAACAAATTTAAGTCAATATTTGGAATCCACTCACCATCAAAATTGATGAGAGATACAATAGGTTTGAATATTACAGCAGGTATTGGAGAAGGTATCGAAGAGGGAATACCAGACATGCTAAAAGATGTAAACGGAGCCATGAGAGAATTAACAAGTGGAGTAGAAGCATCAGTAAATCCAACAATAAATCCATCAGTAAATACAAGTCCATTAATTATAAATATTGGTAATTTTAATAACACTAGAAGCCAAGATGTACAAGCATTTGCTCACGAACTTGAATTATACAGAAGAAACTTAGCAAGTGCAAAAGGAGGTGTATAGAATGAATAACAATTACAAATGGAAGGGAGTAACATTTAACAGCAAAGGAATAATAATAGATAAAACACCTACGATATCAAAAGGAAAAAAGGATATAGACACAATTACTATACCTGGAAGAAACGGATTTCTAACGATAGATAAAGGCACATATCAACCGTTTGTAGTATCACTTGAATGCCATGCTAAAGGAAGTGCTAATTACGATGAAATTAAGGCATTTTTAGATGGATATGGCACGTTGTCATTTGATGGATCAAGAGAATATACAGCAGTAATACAAAATGCAATTGAATTTAGTAAAGCATTACAATTCAAAAGATTTCCTATTGAATTTTTAGTTAATCCAATTGCAGAAGACATAACACCAACTACTTATACAGTATTAGCAAGTGGAAATACATTAACAATAACAGATGCGAATGCTCCAATGTACCCTACACTACAAATAACAATAAGTGGTCAGACATCATTTATAATTAATGGTTATTCGTTTAGTTTATCAACCGCAGGAACATACACACTAGACTGCAAAAATATGGTTATAATTGATAGTAACAACAACAATGCAGCAAATATTATGGATGGCGACTTCCCTGTATTAGATAATTCTAATACAATCACTTATGATGGGAATGTTACGTCATTTCAAATCGTTTATAAGAAAGCATATTTGTAGGTGGTTAAAATGAAGTTATATACAAGTGATACAACTAATTTTAATAACAACGGATTAGGTGTTATTGATCCATATGTAACATATGCAGTAGTAACTGATGAAATAAATGGGGAATATTCGCTAACATTTAACATCAATCCATATAGCCCATTAGCTGAAAACATAGCCCAGGATAATTACGTAAAATGTAAAGTTAGTGATGGCACCGAACAAATATTCATTATAAAAAAAATAACAAAAACATTTGATACGATAAGTGTTTATTGTCAGCATGTATTTTATGAATTATTAGATAACTTGGTACTAGACATATACCCTCAAAATTCAACCCCTAATCAATTCTTAACCAGAATATTATCAAATACAAACTATGCGACTTCATTTAGTGGTTATAGTGATATAGTAACAACTAAAACAGCCAGATACGTAAGAAAGAATCCAGTAGAAATAATCATAGGTCAAGATAAGAACTCAATGGTCAATTTATTTGGTGGAGAATTAAAAAGGGATAACTTCACAATTAATTACTTATCACATATTGGTAGCAACAATGGTGAAGTTTTAAGATTAGGAAAAAACATAACAGGAATAAATATCGACATAGAAACAAGCAACATCGCAACGAGGATCCTACCATTAGGATACGATGGAATAATGATAGAAAGCACATACGTAGATAGTCAATACATATCGAATTATCCTAGACCAATAATAAAGGTTTACAAGTTCGAAAATATAAAGTTCGATCCAGAAGATGAAGAAGCATATCATACGTTAGAAGAAGCTCAAGAAGCATTGACAGCTGCAGTAAATAGTTTATATGCAGCAGGGATAGATCTACCTACAATTAATGTAACAATTAATTGGGTAGAATTATCAAAAACAAAAGAATACGAAAGCTATCAAAATTTAGAAAGAATAAGACTAGGCGATACATTAACATGCAATATCCTGGATATGGATTATACAACGGAAGTTATAAAAACCACATACAACGTACTAACGGACACAATAGATGCATTTGAAATGGGAGCAGTTAAATCTAACATAGTAAGCACATTAAATAACTTACAAAGACAAGAAGAATTTATTCAAATAGATAGCATTCTAGAATCAGCCAAAGATAATGCAACCAGACAAATTACAAGTGCAATGGGTGGGTATGTTTATAAAACACAAAATGAATTATACATAATGGATACTGATAATCCAGCAACTGCAACCAAAGTATGGAGATGGAACCTCAACGGATTAGGATACTCAAGCACAGGAATAAATGGCACGTATGGCTTAGCAATGACACAGGATGGTCAAATAGTAGCTGACTTTATAACTACAGGAACAATGAGTGCTGAAAGAATTCAGGGATTAAATGATATCCTAGTAGGCAATAATCAATGGTTCAGTTTTAGTAGCGATGGCTTAACAATACACCAAGGAGAAAATACAATTAAATTGGTACTAGATGAGGATAGCATTGAATTCCAGGATAGTGCAGGAAACCTAATAGCAGGATGGTCAGCAGAAAATAACACGACCACGTCAACGACGTTACAATTAGGAAATTACAAATTCGAACCAAGAACAAATGGATCATTGGATTTCAAACACATATAGGAGGTGAATTATGCCTGAATTAGTATTAACAAAAAATGGTGCCAATGGACATCATAAATTTACACTAACAGTAACAGAAACAAGCTACAGCATAGAAGACAATACAAGTGTTGTATCCTTTAGTTTGAAAATAAGTAAAGTACATAGTGGTTATGATTACAATTGGGGAACAAATAATGCAAGTGCATACACAGAAACCGTAACTATCGATGGTACAACATACACGGCACATAATGGTAAATATGATGGAAGCAGTACAACGACATACATAAGTGGTACACAAACAATAAACCACAATACAGATGGAAGTAAAACAATAACATGTTCATTTAGTGTAGATGATAAAACAGGCCAAACTTACACATCAGGTGATGCAAGTGCAAGTGGATCATTAACACTAACAACCATACCAAGAGCTAGTACATTTAATGCAAGTAGCTACAGTGGCACATTAGGTACCTCAATGAGTATTACTTATACAAGTGCAAGCAATTCATTTAATCACACATTAACACTTAACCTTGGAAGCACGACAATAGGTAGTAATAATACAAGTGGCACATTTACATGGACACCAGATTATAGCTTAGCAAGTAATAATACAAGTGGAAAAACATTAAATGGAACTTTGACATTAATTACGTATAACGGAGCAACAGAACTTGGTAGAAAGACAGCACCAATAACACTGACAATGCCTAACAATTCTAATATGCAACCAACTATGACGTTAGCAAAAACTGATGTAAATGGTTATGTTACAAGATTTGGTGCTTACGTTTATACAAAATCAATAATACAAATAACACCAACGGTATCATTTAAATATGATGCAACAATAGGATCAATAACGTACACAATAAAGAAAACTAACTCAAGTGGAGCAGTATTAGCAACAGGAACTTATAACACAATAACTTATTACAGATATCCGACAAATTACGTTGGTACTTTATACATAGAAGTATTAGTAACAGACACCAGAGGATTTACAAAAACAGTAACATCAAGTGTATCAGTGGTTACTTATTCACCACCTAATATAAGTCAATTTCAATGTGAAAGAGATGCGACAACGGAATCAACAATTAATTGTTACATTATAGGAAGCAGTACAAACGTCAATAGTGCGAGCCAAAATACTACTACATGGACATTACAATACAAAAAAACGTCAGCAAGCTCGTGGACAACTGCTAACACATGGACAGGATACACATTATCAAAACAACCTCAAACAATAACAGGAACTGATGTGGATGCAACATATGATATTAAATTAACTGCAACCGATTACTTTGGAAACGTTATAAAAACATTGATAGTTACATCAACATTTACTTTAATGAATTTTAGTAATGGTGGCAAAGGAATAGCAATAGGTAAATCAAGTGAAGCCGAGAATTTATTTGAATGTGATTTGAATGCAAAGTTTAATGGAACATTGACATTTAAAACAACAACAAACACAAATATTACAATACAAATAGAAGAAGTTAGCAATTGGTAGGAGAGATTAAATGAGTAAAAGTATTAAATTAAGTAATAATGTATATTGGGATCCATCTTCAATTAAATATGCAACACAATTAACAAGAACTGCTAATGTAGGAGCAAATAAAACATTAACAATTACAAATTCAACTCAAGATAGTATAGCTTTTATAGTAACTTTTAGAGGAACAATGGGTATAACACATGCTATTTATTTTTTTACAACATATGGAGCTGGTGGTAGTTCAAGAAGTTTTTATTACAAATTAGCAGGACATAGTCAATTTGATGTAACAATTACAATAAGTGGCACAAGTTTTACAGTTTTAAATAATATGACATCATCATTAAGATGCTCAATATTAATGTTGATAGGAAATTTGGATGATTTAGTAACAAGTGTTAATTAGGAGGCAAGTATGAGTGATGATTTAATTAAAGAACGATTTGAAAATCATGAAGAAAGAATTAATCAGCTAGAAAAAAACACTAGGATATTAGAAACCATGAATTATAGAATTGGTCAAATGGAAAACAATATCAAAAGCATAAACAATAAATTAGATGTAAAAGAAGAAGTAAAACAGAAGGATATCAAAGGGTGGATATCGTTTATTATGCAAGCAATACTTACAATAGTAATTGGTTACATTGCAATTAAATTAGGATTAAAATAGGAGGTAAAAAGATGAGAAATAATTTTAAATTATGGATTAAATGTGCAGGTATTAGAGCATTAAAAACCGTAGCACAAACAGCAATAGCAACCATTGGTACAAGTGCAGTAATTAGTGAGGTCAATTGGCTAATGGTAGCAAGTGCAAGTTTATTAAGTGGAATACTTTCATTATTAACATCAATTGCTGGAATTCCAGAGGTTGATGGCAATGAGTAGTAGAGTATTAAAAGATGCAGATAACCAGATCACGTGCAAATACAATGCAGTAACACACAAAGGTGTTGATGTAGTCAAATATAAGGGCAAAACATGCCCAATAATAGCTCATACGAGTGGATACGTAACATTTATCCAGACAGGTCAAAAAAACAATACTAAAGCCACAGGAAATGCCTCATACGGCAACTGTGTGAAGTTGAAACATTCAAACAACTACAGAACATTATATGCACACATGTCAAAGGTCTACGTTAAGAAAGGCCAATACGTAGAACGTGGTGATGAAATTGGTTACATGGGAAACACAGGCAGAAGCTTTGGATCACATCTTCATTTTGAAGTTAGAAACACCTTAGATGTAAGAATCAACCCGACACCATACCTAAATGCTGACCTACCAAAGATGAAAAGGAAATACAGAACATACGATAACGTAAGTAACAAATGGCTACCATACGTAACAAGCGACACAAAGGAATATGCAGGAAACATAGACCACGGAGTAAGTGGAGTACAAATTGAAGACTTAGAATACCGAGTACATGATAAAGCTAAAAAGAAATGGCTTCCATGGGTAAAAGGAACAGAAGACTATGCAGGAAACCTAAACAGCGACATAGATGGAATCCAGATAAAAGGATCCAAGTACCGAGTACACATAAAAGGAGCCAAGTGGCTAGGATGGGTAAGCAAAGTAGATAGCACCAGCAGTGGATATGCAGGAATATACGGTAAGACAATAGATGCAATACAGATTAAATAAACCAGGGGAAACCCTGGTCTTTTTTTATTGACTTATTAACAAAAAAACATATAATACAAAACTTGCTGGAGGGGAAATTATGAAGGATCATTATTATTTCGATATGGCACAGGAAACATATGACTACATAATAAGAAAAGGCATATTAAAAGAAAGCAAAAAAGAAAGAACAATTCTAGACCTGTGTCTAAAAGGCGAGCCAATGAAAGAAATCATGTTCAAGACAGGATATTCATCTCGTACAATAAGCTACAGAAAGAAAGAAATATACAAAAAACTAAGTCAATTACTTTAAAATAAAATTGCGATAATTTGCGATTAATTGCATTAATTTGCACTTTCTTTGCATTCCATTAATTAGGAATTACAATATTATAATCACCAAACGAGGGGAGATTATGATAGAAAAACTAAAGGTAAAAGCATTATATGATGATTTTACAAATAAGGTAACACTAAGCGATGAACAGAAGCGAATCCTGGACATGATGATAAACCACGATACAATAATAAAGATGAGCTTTGAAATTGGAGTAAGCCAAAGAACGATTAACTACGAGATAAAAAAGATAAAGAAGCTATATGAGAATTACTTACAAATAGAAATATCCAAGATGATTAGTTTAATAAACTAATCGTTTTTTTTGCATAAAATTTGCACGTAGAAACACCAGAAACATAATATCCTAAAATTGGAAGGAGAAAGTAGCAGATGTTATTTTAAAACAATAATCATGCATTAAACTTGCTCCTTCTTTTTTATTAGGAGGAAAAAATGTATAGCAATGCTTATTATAATCCACAACTAAGCATAGAACGGATTAATAGCCAAATAGCTGAATTGGAAAAAATAAGAAGCCAGATGCAACAACCAATACAACCACAGCCAACAAACTTGACTCAGAACTTTCAATTAGCTCCAACAAATCGAGATGTTATAAAATATGCCAATTCAATGGAAGAGGTACAAAGGGAGATGGTAATAGGAGAAACACCATACTTCAGTAAAGACATGTCAGTGGTGTGGATCAAAAACACCAAAGGAGAAATCAAAACATACGAATTAAATGAAATAGTAGCCAAAGATGATAAAGACATAAAAATAGAATATTTACAGGCACAAATAGAAGATTTAAAGAAGGGAATGAGAAAGAATGAATCCAATGCAAATATTGATGAACCAATTACAGAATCAATTAAAAGCCAAGAATCCTCAATTGTTCCAACGATTTCAAGAACTACAAAAAAGTCAAAGTGATCCCAAAAAGATAATAAACGACATGACAAGTAAGTATACACCAGAGCAAATGAAGAACTTCAGGAGCTTTGCAAATGGCTTTGGAATTACAAATGAGCAATTAGAAAACTTCGGTATTAAGGTAAAGTAACCTTGATATAAATTAAAGAAAGGAGGGCATTATGAACAACGGAATACAACATCCTGATTACAGGAACTTGCTAAAATGTGGTCCACTAGACAACAAAGTGGACAACAATAAGAATAGGCAAGTGCCTATTCTTTTTTTAAAAATAAACACAAAAAATGCACTTATAATGTGCAAATTTGTAAAAAAATCACAAAAATGCACAAAATAATGTGAAAATTGTGCAAAAAGAGAGGAGATAAAATATGATACAAACAATTATAAATGAACCAACAGCATTGACAAGTAACACCAGCCCGATAGTATTTGATAACACAGACATAAGAACAAGATGTGCATATTGTTGCAATGGTGGATGGTTAGATTATCAAAACGGAAACCCGATATTTAAAATATTCGGAAACGGATACACAGGATATTATAATGTTAATTTTAGTGCTTCAGTAAGCTCGGCAACAGCAGGAGTAGTGGCAATAGGATTATACGAAGATGGAATTCTAATTCCAGATACAGTAAGAGCCGTAACAATTGATGCAGCTGATGATTACGAAACCGTATCATTTAATAAAAAGATAAGAATCTGCCCACGTGGAACGTCAAGCATAACAGTAGCTAGTGTTGGAAGTGTACCAACACCAACGACACCTACGACACCAATAACAACAGAAATCCCTATCATTACAAATGCGACATTTAATATTTCAAGAAGCAATAACTAATGGTAAATTCGGTAGATGCAACATCGTTAATATTACAAGCAATAAGTTTGCTAATATTATCCAGGGATTACAATAACGTTGATTTAATGCAAGAATTACGTAACCAAGACGTAAAATACCTGCAAAAAATAATCCAGCAGAATGAGGAGATCATAAAAATACTAACGGAAGGAAGTGATGATAATGGAAGAAAAACTGATAGAAAAGGTTGAAGAACCAATAAAGCAAATATTAGATGAGGGAATAAACCTAAACAATATAGAATATTTATACAAATTAAGTAAGATAAATCATATGGCAAAGGAGGATAAAAATATGTATGGAAATTATATGGGAAGAAACCCAGGATACGATAGCTACGGAAGAGGAAACTATGGAAATTATATGGATTACGGTAGAGGAAACTACGGAGCTAGAGGTAGAGATAGCAGATACCGTGGCGATGATGAACTAGATAGAATGTACGGAGAATACGGAAGGTATCAAGAGTCGAGAAATCGATACGGAGCAAGCGAAGAAACAGATAAATCATACCATTACATGGTAAAGGCCTTAGAAGACTTTATACGTGTATTATATGAAGAAGCAGAATCCCCACAACAAAAACAAGAGCTAATGCAAGTGCTTCAAAACTCAATGAGATAAAATGTATAAATTTTATAATGCAAATGCAGCGAATAAGTTTGAAGATGACTGTGTAATAAGAGCAATAAGCTGTGCAACAGGCAGATCATGGGATTACGTTTATGACTACTTAAGCGATTTGGCACAATTTGAGGGCACGTTGCTCGATAAAAGAGAATTCGTTATAAAGTACCTGGATAGGACGTATCGAAGAATTTCGGGCATTTATGGCACGATAGGAGAGGTATCTGGTATGTTCCCCAACTCAACATTACTAATAACAACCAAAGGCCACATAGTTTGTAGCAAGAACGGAGTAGTGTATGACACATTCGATCCAAGAGAAAGAAAAGCAGAATACGTATGGATAGTAAAATAACGTATCCTGTTTTTTGATAAAAGGTGAAAAAAGTGGTATAATATTACACCCTGAAAAGGGGAGGTGATAAAAGTGAAAGAATACCTAATTACATACCAAAAGAAAAACGGTGATATTTTTGTAAGAACCACAAACTCAATAAGAATCCCATTAAAAGGAATCGGATACAGAACTAACATGGGATGGACAGTAATAGATATCCATCGAGCATTTTATGATGGCAATTATTATCACGAAAAAGATTTCAATAAGCTAAGAAGAAAATACAAAGAACCAACAACAAAAAAGATAGCCCGAATCTTAGCAAGAAAATTATCGAGATATGCACAATAGAACACTTGACACAAAAACCGTCAAATAGATAAAAAGCATAGTAAAAGTTATGAAAAAAACTTGCAAAACGATAAAGCATATGATAAGTTGGATGTGTAAGAAAGATAGATTGCAAAAGCTACGATCTAGACTTGAATCATACAACTTAACATAATATATAGTATCAAGAGTTGATAATTCAAGCCGAGATCGAAAGGTCTCGGCTTTTTGCATATCTAGAACTTGCAGAGAGGAGAAATATGGAAAACAAAAAGAGATACAAATATCCAAACATTCTAGCTGAAATGGCAAGACACGGTGATACACAGGGAACACTTGCAAAGATAATAGGAATGACAAGAGAAACATTAAAAAACAAGCTATACGGCAGAACCGAATGGACAATAGGGGAAATTGAAAAGATATGCATTTATTACGAAAAAGATTACTACGAATTATTTAAGGGAGAATAAAATGAAAAAAATGAAACTTAGAAGGTGGGTAAAGGTTACGTTATTAATTCTAGCAATAGCATTGCTAATTATTATTGGATATCAGATGTTTACAAAGAAAACGATTTATACAACACCAGCAGGAAGTTACGAGTGTAACGGAAGCATAGTACAAGTATGCCACGGATCAAAAGAGGTTGCTGAATATTTAGGTGTGTAATGGATGGCTACATATTAATACATAGAAAATTGTTAGATTGGGAATGGTACTCAAGTATAAATGATACAAGATTATTTATTCATTGTTTATTAAAAGCAAATTGGAAAGATGGAAGATTTAAAGGTTATGAAGTACCTAGAGGTAGCTTTGTAACAAGTGTAAGCAATTTAGCTGAAGAAACAGGATTAACAATTCAACAAGTAAAAACATCAATTAATCACTTGAAACTAACAAACGAAATAACAATCGAAACGAACCATCAATTTTCAATAATAACAATAAAAAAATACAATGACTACCAACTAGAGCAACAAACGAAACAACAAACGATTAACAAACGATTAACAAACGAGCAACAAACGAGTAACAACAATAGAATAAATATAAATAAAGAAATAAAAGAAATAAATATAGAAAAGAAAAGTATAGAAAAGAAAAGATTTGAAAAACCAACAATAGAAGAAATAAGAAATTACTGCCAAGAAAGAAACAACAATGTGGATCCAGATAGATTTTATGATTTCTACGAAAGTAAAGATTGGTACGTAGGTAAAAACAAGATGAAAGATTGGAAAGCATGTGTAAGAACCTGGGAACAAAGAAACAAAGAGGATAAGCTTCCAAGTTGGTTTGACAAAGAACCTAAAAAGGAGGAAAGAACTGAAGATGAGGAACGACAACTACAAGAACTTATTAGAGGCAATAAAAAATAGAAAGCCGTTAATAATGGACTTAGGCGATAACGTAATACTACACATGAAATGGGATGAAGAGGAAAACTTATACCAGGATGAAATGGGATATACAACCATGAAGCTAATCCAGGAAATAATAAATGGCAAAGTATTTATAAAGGGGAAAAAGGTAGAAATAAGAGAGGAATAGAATGAAAGAATTATACGAAAAGTTATATCAAATACAACAAGAACTAAAGGCACCGAAGAGTCAATACAATGACTACGGCAAATACAGTTACAGAAGCTGCGAAGACATATACAATGCAGTAAAGCCATTACTTAAAGAACTAAAGCTAACACTTACAATGGATGATGAATTGATAATGGTAGGCGAAAGATACTACATAAAAGCAACGGCCGTGTTAGGAGATGGCACCAACTTTATAGAAAACACAGCATATGCAAGAGAAGAGGATACAAAGAAGGGAATGGATGGATCACAAATAACAGGAGCCAGCTCGAGCTATGCACGTAAATATGCATTGAATGGATTATTCCTAATCGATGATGTTAAGGATAGCGATACAACAAACCATGGAGAAGAGATAACAGTAGAGAAAGCAAAGGAATTCAAATTCACCAGAGGAAAGCATGAGAATAAGTCAATATCAGAGGTTTATTCCAGCGACAAAAACTACTTAACATGGTATTTGAATAACGGCAATAACGAAGACATAAAGAAAATGATAGAGCTAATAACAGACTTAAAAAGAATCCCAATACCAAGTGAAGAGGAGCAGAAAAAAAGACTAGAGTTAATAAGTGACTTAAACACAATGGTAGCATTAACAGGAACAGACTTCGATGAGATACTAAACAAATACAGAGTAGGATCCAGCACGGAAATGACTACAGAACAGCTAGAAGAAGCCATAAAGAACTTAAACAGGAGATAAACATGGGTGACGTATACATAAGACAAGTAGACCTGAATAGTTGGATAGCAAAATACTTTGAAAAGCAGGAATTAATATCAGTAGATGACTTGATAGGATGCATAGAAGACCTGGATGGAGAAATAGAAAAATTACAGGAAAGAATACAAAACCTACAAGAAGACATTCAGGAAAATTACAAGCCAATATCAAAAAGCGAGATGTATGATGCATGATATTCCCTAACTCAATTTATTTCAATAGAGTCAGTGGGTTTGGAAAAAGAAAATATAAGCCAGTTATTAGGCACTGTCAATGTGGGCATTCGGTGGAATTCTTACAAAGAAAGCCAAAGACATGCAACCACTGCTGGAGATTAGTATATCCAGATGACAAATATGAATTTGAAGAAAAATTAAAAAAGGAGATTAAGAAAAATGAACAAAGTAATATTTAGAGGTAACATAGCAAATGATATAGATAAAAGAGTAACAAAGGATGGCAAAGATGTAGCTACATTCAACATAGCCATAAGAAGAGATTTTAAAAACAATGAAGGAAAGTATGAAGCCGACTTCGTAAAATGTGTAGCATTTGGAAACAATGCAGCATTAATAAATAAATACTTTCAAAAAGGAAGTGGAATCATAGTAGAAGGCCAACTTAGATCAGGAAGCTACGAAAAGAATAACGAAAAGGTATACACAACCGAAGTAATGGTAGAAAGAATAGAATTCGTAGACAAGAAAGAAAAAGAGCCAGAAACAGGATATGAACTACCATTCTAGGTGAGTACATGGACTTAATATTAGAGCTACAACAAAAAATACAAATGCTAGAAGACAGCATAAAACGACTAAGAAAAAACGGAACAGAATATGCACAATGTGAAAAAGATTACAAAATCCTACTAAGACAAGAATGCCTGAAGTTACGTGATGAGGGAATGGCCATAGGGATGATAGATAAAACATGCTATGGCATTCCAAGTGTAGCTGAAGCCAGGTTCAAAAGAGATGTAGCAGAAGCTGTGTACAAAGCAAACCTAGAAGCCATCAATTCAATTAAATTAGAGCTAAGAATAATAGAAAACCAGGTAAACAGGGAGTTTGGAAGTAATATGAAGGAGTAGAAATGAAAGAAAGAGTATTAGATTATATCAAAACATTTGGTGAAATAACAACATTCCAAGCATTCCAGGATTTAGGATGTACAAGACTAAGCGAATACATAAGACAGTTAAGGTTGGAATACATTATAAAGGATGAGTGGATCACCACGACAAACAGATACGGAGAAAAAGTACAATTCAAAAGGTATTGGTTGGAGGAGGCATGACAATAGAAGAGCTATCAAAGTATCATGACATAAAGGTAGAGTGTGATGACTTAACAGCAAGAATAAAAGAATTAGAAATGACTATCCTGAAGTCAAGTAAGTTCAGTGATAGCAAAGTGTCATCGAATGGTAATTCCAACCCCACGGAACAACTTGTAATAAAACTAACGAAGCTAAAAGAAAAGTACAACATAAAACAATATTGTCTAATTGAAGAAATGGAAAAAATTGAAGACTATCTCAATACGATAAAAGACAGCGAAATAAGAACGATAATGAGAAAGAGGTTCATTGACTTACTAACATGGGAACAGGTAGCAGCACAGCTAAATTACAGCAATCCTGTCCCATACTACAAAGTCAGGAAGTACCTGAACGGGAAATAGCATGTTTAACTTCTTTGAAGCAGAAGACAAAGAGAAAAAGCAATTAGAAGACAGGATATACCAACTAGACAATATAGCCAGGCATTGGAGATCAATGTACGAAAAAGAACTAAGAATAAGGCCAACAAAGGTAATAAACATAACCAACGAGGATTTATACAAAAGAACCAGGGCATTATTAGAAATGCATATGAATGCAAGAGATAGCTACGAAAGATACATGATATTAGAAGAGTTGTATCAGATGTACGAATTAAGAGAGGAAAAAGAAAATGTTTTTTAAAAGAGATAAAGAAATAGAAGAATTGGAATATAGGATATTAATACTTGAGAAAAGACTAGAAGAGTACAGAAGAGAAAATAAAAGATTAATTAATGCAGCATACGAACTGATAAAAGAGCTTCAGGAAACCAAAGCAAATAAGAGGGTAAGGAAAGCAAAATGAATGAAGAATACAAAGTAAAAATCCCGATAATAACTGATGAGGAAATACTATCGATAAACACACACTACCAGGAGATGGTAGATGAAATCCTGAAGGTACAAGTAGCCCAGAAGGACATGTTAATAGCCAAGTTAATTATTGAAAGACAGGATCAGGAAATAAAGAAGCTAAAAGAATCATCAATAAACGGAATCCTAATGAACGATTACAACATGTTAGCCAGAGATTATAAAAAGGCCACAAAGAAGTTGGAGAAGTTACAGCAAAGGATAGATAAGGCAACAGAATACATTAATAGCTTTGATTATTACATACCAGAAGATAATGTACCTGAATTATTAAGTATTTTAAAAGGGAAGTGATAAAGAGTGAATAGAAATAAAGTAGAAATAAAGGTAAGTGCTGAAGTAAATACAATATTACACGATTTATTTAATCAAATACAATACGAATTGTGTGAACAATATGAAGAAGAAATAGAAAGATTAAAGGAATTATGTGATAAGTACGAAGAAGAACACAAAACAACTTTTAAAGAATGGCAAGATACAATTAAAAGAATAGATAAAGCAATAGAATATATAGAACATTTAGAGTGGGTTGAAATGTCATTTGATATGTTAGGAAAAGAAAGAATTAGAGGAACTACAAAAGACTTTGTAAATGAATTATTAGATATTCTAAAAGGTAGTGATAAAGAGTGAAAGAAAAAGAACTAGAACAAATGGACAAAGAAGAATTGTTAGGAATAATAAAAGCACAAAGATTTGAAATAGAAAGATTAAATAATATTATAAATAAAGCAATAGAATATATAAAAAATAAATATGATTATATTTTAGGAGATGATACATTTTTAGACCATGATGAGAAAATAGATAGAAAACAAATATTGCATTTATTAGATATTTTAAAAGGAGAATAAACAATGAGAATTTTAATACATGTACTTGCTTTATTATCTATGTTTTATATGGGTTATCAAATAGGAAAAGGAGAATAAATAATGGGAAAGTTTAAGAAAATATACATGTACGACATGGAAGGAAAGCTAATAGAAACATTCAATACAACAGGAGAATGTGCAGAATACATAGGATGTGAACCCATGTACATATACCACAACCTAAAATACTGCAAAAGGATCCGATGCGATAATCGATGGTATACGATAAGCAGGGAACTAAAAAAGGTAGTTGGTAAGCAGCAGGATTACTAAAATGAAGAATCGAGAAGTATATCATAAAATAGCTTCAGAGCAACCATACTGCCAGCTGTGTGGATCAACAGAATGGTTGGAAATACACCACATAGTATACCGAAGCGAAAACGGAAGCAACGATGAAAGAAACCTGATAAGGTTATGCAAGAAGTGTCACATGATGGTACACGGAAATAAAAAGAAATGGCAGCCAACGTTAATAGCAATGCAATGCACCAGGTATGGGAACTTCACAAAAGCCGATGTTAAAAGAAAAAAGTTTTTATAGTTTTTTATACTCAAAGTATGGTATATAGTAAAATGAGGAATGACAAAAGAGAAGTCATTCTTTTATTTTTAGGAGGTAAAATGAAAAAAATAATTAATATTGATGGCAAAGATTACACTATGAAGTCATCAGCATACACACAATTTGCATACAAGAATCAAACAGGCAGGTCATTGTTAAAAGACATCCAGAATATCCTGGATTTAACAAATGAGCTAGAAAAAGACTTCTCAGCAGTAGATGGATTAACAGAACCACTACTAGACATAAGCTATGTGATGATAGAAGAAGCAGATCCAAGTCAAGTAACTACCAAAGAAGAATTCATGAAATCAATCGACAATTTATACGATGATTACACATGGGTAAATGAAGTAATAACATTGGCAGTATCTCCCTTATCAAGGCAACTACAAAACAATAAAGTCCAATAATACAAGTGAAGAAATGGATGAGTTCGAAGTAGTTGCATTGGCAAAGAGATTAAACATAACATTAGAAGACATGAAGGAAATGTCGTTCGTTTCATTAGCAAATATTTTATTATCAACAGTTCAGGAAGATGAAACAAAGAAAGCGAGCCAAGAAGACATAAACAGATACTTTGGATAGGAGGTAAACATGGCAACAAGTAGCATAAACGTTTTAATAATATGTGCAACATTAGTAATCCTGTATTTAATAAGCAAGATTTGGAAAGATTACAAATGAAAATAATAATAATGTGTGGAGGTGTTTATGATAACTTTACAACACCAAAGCAGCTATCGATAATAAATGGTGAATCGTTGATAAAAAGAACCATAAGATTACTAAAAGAGCATAACCAAGAAGAAATTTATATTAGTAGCAATAATCCGATATTTGAAAATTATGGCAAAGTGTTGTATCACGAAAATTCATACAAAGTTGAAAATGGTGAAATAAAGGGTTATTGGTTAGATGCGTATTATCCAACAGATGAGCCGTGTATTTATTTACATGGCGATGTTTATTATTCCAACGATGCAATAGATAAAATACTGAACCTGAAGCCAAAGGTTAACACATTCGTAGGCAACGAAATAGCCAGGAATAAAGCCCATAACAATTGGGGAGAACCATTTGGATGGATAGTAGTGAATCAGAAAGAATTTAGAGAAGGAATAGCCAAAACAAAGAAATTACAAGATGAAGGAAAGCTAGAAAGAGGATATGCGATAAGTTGGGAATTATACCGAGTATTAAATAACTTGGATCCTAACAAACAATACATAAATGATGACACATACCTAAGCATAGATGATGAAACGATAGACATAGATGAACCATGGCAAATAGAAGAGTTAAATAGGAGGTTACAATGATAGAAGCAACCAACATGATATTTATTACAAACTTCAATGTCATAGGTGGAGTGGAAACGTTCATATACGAATTAGTAAAAAAATACAAAGACATAGACATAATGGTTGTTTACTCAACAGGAGATTACAATCAAATAGCTAGAATCGTAAAGTATGCGAGAATAAAAAAATTCAAAGAAGGAATAACGTACAAATGCAGGAATGCATTTTTTAATTATGAGAATTATTTTATAGATCACGTAGAAGCAGAAGAATACGTGCAAATAATACATGCGATGTACAAAACAAACCACTTAAAACCAAGAATACATCCAAAGATAACCAAGTACATAGCAGTATCAAACATAGCAGCAGAAGAATGGCATGAATTAACAGGAATCAAACCAGAAGTGGTAAGAAACCCGTTAGACATCAAAAAAGGCGATTTAAGCCCCGTTTTATACCTAGTAAGTGCTACAAGACTAACTCAGGAGAAAGGGAAAGCCAGAATGGAGAAATTAGGCCGATTATTGAATGCTAGAGGAGTTAATTATCTGTGGTTAGTCTTTACAAACGATAATGAGGCAATAAAGAATCCAAACATAGTATACATAGAACCAAGACTAAACGTGAGAGATTACTTATATTCATTAAAAGGTCAATGTTACGGAGTACAGTTATCAGACTGCGAAGGTGACTGTTACTTCACAAGAGAATGCGAAGCCATGGGAATACCACTTCTGGTAACACCAGTGGCAAGTTTCAAAGAGCAGGGATTAAAAGATGGAGTGAATTGTTACTACCTACCATTTGACATGCAGGACATAGACATAGATAGAATAGTGAACCACATACCAAAGTACGATCCATATGGATACGAAGATGGATGGAAGGATCAATTAGCTAACGTAAAATCAAATTACGAGGAGGTAAATATGAAAATAAGATTAAGATGCATAAGAAGCTACACAGATATGCAAAGAAAAGAAGACATACCATTAGGATTTGAATGGAATGAAAATGAAGCCAGAGCAAAAGAATTGCTAAGGAATCCAAATGAATTGGTAGAAGTAGTAGAGTACATAGAAGAACCAGTAGTGGAAAAAGCAGTAAAGCCCAAAAGAAAAGTAACAAAAAGATAATGAGCTACGGAGTAAGGAAAGACTTTTATAACTCAAAGCTGTGGAAAAGTGTAAGACAAACAGTTTGGATAAAGCAGAACCTTCTATGTGGAGTATGTGGGAAGCCCGTATACGTGGATGGATTAAGCGAATGGATCCCCAAGAGCAAAAGAAGAACAGGAATCGTACACCACAAAGTATGGCTAGACAACCAGAACATAGAAGATGACAACATAACAATCAATGAAGACAACTTAATAGGAGTATGCAAAGAATGCCATGAGAACATACACCACGAAAACAAGTCATGTAGAAAAGGAATGACATTCGATGATGAAGGAAACATAATTCCGATATAAATAGATTTCATTATATTTCTCCCCAATGAAGAGTTACCTATTACAGGTAGCTCCAGGTTAATGATGACTGATAGATTATTAACCTGGAAGTGCTTGCAATAGCACAAGAGTTTTATTTCATTTTACTCTTTTAAAATGACATGCTGCTAGTGTAAGCAGCATTGAGTTGATAACATAAATAGCCCGAGGAACACGGTAGTTGTCAATTCAATGGTGTTTACACCAGAAACAAAAAGGGATTAATAGGGGGGGAGTGTGCATAAATACCCTCCAATGGGAAAC